TCTTCACCACGTTTGTTTAGACGTTTGAATACTTCATCTGGATCCATCCAAATGTCTTTATTTTCTAACATGGATTTGATTTCAATGTCTGTTAAGAATCCTGAATAGACACTTCGCATGAATTTATCTGACCACTTGCGTTCATACATGATGTTGTCATACATTTCACCACCCTTACCGATGGTGCCACCAGAGTAATTGTGAAACATGAACATTGAGTTTTCTGATATCTCAAAGCCATCTGCGGCTAAGAATATCATTGTTGCGGCTGACATACATGCACCTTCTACGGATGCAATAATGTTTGCTTGAGACTCTGCCATAACACGCATCAACTGCACAGCAGTAAATAAATTACCACCATGAGAATTGATGTGGATTTTAATCACATCATTTTCGCTTGCGTTTCTAATGAGTTCAAACCAATCTACGTATTCATTAGGCGCAGTTAATTCGCCACACAAATATAGAGTGTGTAATTGTCCAAGTATTTTTGGTTGTCTAGGTTTTTTGTCTTCATCTATACCAAACAACGAACTAATTTTTTCTTCTTCCATAATTATCACTTTCTATTATAATATAGAGTATACTCTACTTTGTTTCGGATGTCAACTTGTCAAATCCATATTTGCATAGCCAATATGCATCAATCAAGTCAGAAGAAGGATTCCATTGCTTCTCAGTCATATGTAGTTCTTCTTTTAACCGAATGTCGTTGAATTCTTCAAATACTTCCTGCATTCGTTCTTTGTTTGCATTGCCTTTACCAGTAGCATATTTCTTAAGTACTGTTGGTGGTATTTCTGTACACTCTACGGCAAACAACCATAGTCTGTATTTTAAAATGCCAGCATTCTCAGCAATGTTGAAAACTCTACCTTTTGATCCCATAGAATATCCTTCTAGGAATACATGGCAGTCTTTGTCTGTCTCTAACAATCTGTCAATGAAGAAATTTGAAATACCATCGTATCGCAATACGTCAGTCATTCCTTCATGGTCAAAAAACTTACCTCTTATGTTTTTAAATTGTACATCATATTTTCTAGATTGTGTCAGAAAATAAAAATTACATTTTTCAAAATTAAACTCACCATCTTCAAGATCAAATACGCACATTGCAGGACACGTTAGAGAATAATCTACTCCTGCTACAATCATCTATCGTCTTCCGATGACCATTCATCGTCTTCTATTAGTTTGTCCCAATCTTCATCTGTCCACTCTTCATTTTTTTCTGAAATCGCTTCTTCGGTTATTGTTGAACCGCAATAAGCGCAATGTGTTGGAGGTGTATCTAATCCTACTAATGGTGTTACTGAATATTCAGCCGCACAGCCATCACAGAATACGTTATATGTTGACATTTTTTTCTCCTTATTCGTACATTACTGTATCAGCATCACCAATCGCCCATTTTGGATTTTGCTCTACAATATATTTTTTAGTACAGACATTAAAGTCTGGGAATAGCATCTCTTTTGGATTGCTTGCGGCATCAAGGAATATGCAACGATTGTTTGGTTGTGCCGCATATTGACCATTATCAAGTTCTAAGAAATTATATGATTTATGGTCTTCTGGATTTTCGCTATCACCCATATCTAGATATTCATCCGATGCACAATTATCAACAGTAAACATGTAGTTACCAGGATACCATTGCTTATCTTTTGCGTAAAATTTACCGCTTAGATTCATTAGAAATGATTTTTGTATTACAGCAATGTCATACGATAAACAATCCCATATTTGCAAATGGTCTAAAGGTAAAAATTTATCTCTATCCAAATTGTGATTTCTACTCACGAACGCTTCTAATGGAAGTTTATCGTACAGTGCGCCATACTCAGGCAAATACGATTCGATGAAGAATGCTCTACGGCTCATCGATTTGATTGATACCCAAATACAAGGTACATATTCACCAAAGCCCTTTTCAAAATTATAAAGAAATTCTTTTCTTATATAGCATCTAACTCTTGGTGTGTTTGCAACTAAAAAACTCATTCAATTACACCAAGATGTTTTAGCCTCGCCGTAGTACTCTCTAGCGTAACCTTTAGAGATTAACATAGCACGTAAACTTTGTCCGTTTAGAATAACGTCACCGAGTACACGCCCACCATACTTGTCCCAGTCCATTAGAACAACTTGACGCTTTTGACTTGATGCAATCATGTCTTTTGTGAATTTAGTAGCGGCTTGTCCTCTAGCATCTTCGCTAGGGCATTGCGCTCTGTGTCCTTTTTCTGGCGTATCAACACCGAAGACACGAATGCTTAATTCTTTTTTGAGTGGATCTGGTAACCAAGCCGCTTCAAACGCAACAGTATCCCCATCGATAACCCTAGTAATATTAGCGTCATAGACAACTCCTGGTTTTTGTTTTCCCTGTGCATGTACATTCAATGCTGAAAATATGAATCCCGCAAAAATCAATGCGAGACAAAATATATATGATAATTTTTTCATGTAGCTTTACCCCATACGTCTGCCCAATCACCTTTGGTTGCACCCTTTGCGTAGTCGGTTGCTCTGTTCTCAAAGAAATTAGTATGCGTTGGAGCATTAATCATTTCTTCAACCCAAGGTAATGGATTTTTCTTAACTTTAAATATGCCTTTAAGTCCTAAACTAATAAGGCGCCTGTCTGCGATATAACGAATGTATTTCTTAACTTCTTCTGAAGTAAGTCCTTCCATCGCACTAATTCCAAATGCTAAATCGATAAACTTGTCTTCAAGTTCGACCATTCGTTCTGCAATAGTATATATGCGTGACTTTAACTCGTCATTCCAAATTTCATTGTTCTCTTGAATAAATGTTCTGAATAGTTTAATCATAGATTCGCAATGCTGTGTTTCATCTACGATAGACCAAGTAACAATCTGTCCCATACCTTTCATCTTGCCAGTACGTGGAAAGTTCAACAACATAATGAATGAAGAGAACAACTGCATACCTTCTGTGAATGCTGAGAATACTGCAATATGTGTAGCAGTAGATTGCAAGTCACCATTCTTATCTGAAATGTCTAACACATAATCGTGTTTGTCTTTCATTTCTTGATATGCTAAGAATTCGTTATATGTTGTGTCTGGCAGACCCAATGTCTCAATCAAGTGTGAGTATGCGGCAACGTGCAATGCTTCTCTAGCCGCAAAGCCAAGCAACATCATTCGTACTTCTGGTTGCTTGAAGTATGGTAGATAGTTCTTAATGTAACCACCAGCAACGTCAATGTCACCTTGTGTAAAGAATCTAAAGATATGCGTTAAGAATTGTTTTTCTTCTGCTGTTAACTTTTTCTTCCAGTCTTTTACATCTTCCGCCATTGGAACTTCTGTGTGTAACCAATGACTCTGTTCGTGCTTTAACCACGCATCATACGCCCAAGGATAATTAAATGGCTTAAATGCATCTCTGCCGTCCATTAAATTGCTTTTTACTTTTGTTGCGTTCATTTATTATTCTTCTCCGAAATGTATTCTTCTGTTTGGATAGTTATTCATAAAGTACGTGAATGTACTTTCGATGGTTGGTTGTTGTGTGATGAATTCATTTGTTGTTCTGTTGTAAATAAAGATTTGGTTATCATGCACTTCAGTTTTACAAATTAATATGTCCATGGTTTTAAATTTAACTTGTTCAGCTTCTCTCAACACTCTGTCGATCTCATTCTCTGATTTTTTCATTCTGTTTTGAATAAAAATAATGATACAACTGACGAGGAAAATTACTTCCATTATACCAAATGACCAATCCATTTAAGCACCCAACCATTCTGTCAGTTGATTTTTCATAAGCATACCAGAAACTCGTTTGACTTCAATGTCACCATCTATCATCACTAAAGTTGGAACGCCACGAATGCCATAGTCCATTGCGAGTCCCTGATTCTCATCGATATCAATCACTTCAATTGGAATTTGTGTTTCAACGTCTTCTAATGTTTTTGCTAACATCTTGCATGGCTGACACCACGATGCTGTAAATCTAAGTACTTTCATTTTTATCCTTCACATGCGAGACATGCATCACCATCGATAAGTGCTTTCATGTCGAGTTCTTTAATTACTTCACG